TCGTTGATCGCCCAGCCAACCCAAATGCCAAACTTATGTTGGCTAAATCAGATGGAACGGATGTGATTCAAGTGGAAGAAATGATCGAACAAGAACTGCTAACAGCAGAAGTTGTTGAAACAGAAACAGCAGAAAAGCGTGCCTACGGCGAAAGCGCCGAGGGTGAAACAGATGAAGGTAACGCTAACCCTGACACAGCACAACATGAAGTTGATGAAACAACAGGCAAAAAGCCTATTGAAAAAGATAGTCATGGTTGCGATTGCGTTGGATGCATGAAATGTGCTGCTGATGGCGGTTGCGATAGCAAAATGTGTAAAGGCTGCACCAAAATGAAAAGCGATACTGCTACTATTAGCAAGTGCTTAGAGTGCGGTTGCGGTATGGTTGGACAAGATCACGGATTAGCGCAAATCGCTGACCCAAGTTCAACTGGTCAAGTCGTAGTTGCGGCAAATGTCAGCACCGCCGACTCACTAGATACATCAGGTTCTATCAAGTCCGATGAGGCTGAAGAAGTTCCTGCTGTTGAAACACCAGCCGAAGAAGTTAAGGCTGAAGAAGAAGTTTCTGCTGAGGAATCAGCAGAAAAAACCCTGCTTAGTGATGAGCAATTAAATGCCATCATTGAAAAAGCCGTGTCTGTGGCTACGGAATCTGTGAAAGTGGAGTTTGGGCTTGTTAAGTCTGCATTAGAGGCAGAAAAGAACAAGGCATCTCAACTGGAAACCGAACTGGTGACGGCGAAATCTCTTGCGGTTGGAAATACGCCAAAGCGTTCAACAATCGTGGCAGGTAAAACCCAAACAAATGATTTGTTGGCGAAAGCAGCCGAGTTTAATCACAAGGCTTCTATCACGACAGATTCCGAACTCGCTAAGGGCTATAAGGAACTCGCAAACGATTTCCTTTCTAAAGCCCAAGCAAACTAACCGAAAGGAACACAAGCATGGCACAGTTGCCTAAAGCAACCGACCTGTTTGCAGATGCTACTGACGCAAAGTCATCAGCACTACGCATGGAAGAATATGTTGAGGTTCTTGGCAAATCATTGTCAAATCCATCAAACACTCCCGGAGTAGCACCAGTTGATGCAACTGCTCAAATGGAAGCACTTGTAGCAAACAAGTCTATGTCACCTGATGCTCTCGGTGCTTTGAACAGCGCACTTGCTGCTCAACGCCAAGCACAGGCTGATATCGTAAAAGATATCTCTCTTACAACACCTCTATCAACATCTTTCGCAGCCTTCGATCTTGAAGCACCTGCTAAGTTGTTGACACCTCGCCCAACACCACTTCGTAACCGCTTGCCTCGCAAGAAGGGCGTTGGTACATCACACCGTATCAAGCGCATCCTTGGTTACACAGGTACAGGTACAGGTGGACAAGGAACAGTATGGCCAGGAATCACAGAATCAACAACAACAACATTTGGCGCAATCGCTTACGAGCGCGGTCCAAAGATTTCTTATGCTGCTGATGATCTAGTTCTGCCTTACAACTCATACTCACTATCTGACAGCGTTTCATTTGATGCTAACTTCTCAGGTCTTGGATATCAAGATCTTCGTCAGTTGTCATCAACATCAACACTTTACGCAACAATGTTGATGGAAGAGCGCATGCTTCTAATGGGTCGCGGAACAGGAACAGGTTATGCTGGCGCACTTAGCGCACCAACAGTAACTCTTGGAGTTGCTACTGCTGCTGGTTCACAAGTCGCAATGGCTTCTAACACTTATTATGTTTATGTAACTGCTGATGCTGGTGCTTTTGGTGAGTCTGTTGTTTCAACAGTTCAATCACAAGCAGTTTCATCTTCACAAGTTCTTACAATCACAGTAGGTGCTGTTACAGGCGCACTTGGTTACAAGGTTTACATCGGAACAACAACAGGTCCTACAAACGCTCATTACATTGGTCGTTTCACAGGATTGACTGCTACTGTTCAAGGTGCTGCTTCAACTGTTACAACAAACAACAACCTTGTTTATTCAACAACAGGAGCAAACCCACCATCTTCTGATTCATCTGCTTACGCAACAGGATATGACGGAATTCTCCCAACAGTTCTTGGTGCTAACACAGGTTACAACAACAACATCAACGCACAGTTCTCAACATCAAATCCCGGTGTTGAATATCAGAACGTGTTCTATAACATTTACAACAATGTTAAGGGTGATCCTGATGAGATTCTTCTCAATGGTTCAGACCGCAAGCAGTTGTCAGATGCTATTAAGAACGGCTCAACTGCGAACTATCGTTTGAACCTAACTCAAACTGAATCAGGCGACTATGTCGGCGGTGCAGTAATGGGTGGAATTCACAACGAAATCACAGGAAAGTTAGTTCCTATTACTGTTCACCCTTGGCTACCACAAGGTGTATCTCCAGTACTTTCTTACACACTTCCAATTCCTGATACTGAGGTATCAGATGTTTGGGCTGTGTTCAACGTACAGGACTACATGGGTATTCAATGGCCAGTTACACAATTCTCATACGACTTCTCAACATACTTCCGTGGAACATTTATGTGTTACGCGCCAGCATGGAATGGAGCAGTTTCAGGAATTGCGTCTGCTTAATAAAAGCAATTCGGAGCAGGGCGCATCTTCGGGTGCGCCTTGTTTCACAATAGGAGAGGCAAATAAATGACAAAAATGATTCCACCAAAGGGTTTGCGTTCGGTGGCTGTTAAAACAGAGCGCGGTACAAAAGTTTACAATGCGGGTAAAGATGGTTTGATAAATGTTGATAACCCAAAACACGCAGCACAAATGAAACACGAAGGTTTGGGCGTTGCTAACGCAATGGGTTCAATCTCTAATCCATCTTCATTAGGTTTTAATTGTAAAAATTGTGGTTTCGGTTCTTGGTTCAAGATATGCTCTAGATGCGGAGAAGATAATGGCTAACGCCTACTCAGGTACAACTCATCAATTTTCAACACCATATTTGACTTTATCCGAATACAAGAACGCGCCTACTGCTATTGACTTTGATAATCTCGTTTGGAATTCACAAGACCCTGATGTTCAAGATGCGGAATTAAACAATGTTATTGCTAGAGCAAGTTCATGGATTGATACTTACTGTAACCAAGTCCTCGCAGCAACAACCGAAAATGAACAACAGCGTTCACGCATTCGTGATGACGGCACTATCCGTTTTCATCCGCGATACAACCCAATTATTGCGCTGACCGCACTTCAATACGGCTCAGTAAATGATCAAATGACTACTGTCCAAGATTGTTCTTTAGCGTGGGTTGAAGACTCTCAAATTGTTTTTCCTTATGCCATGCTTTCAACGACCTATTCTAACCAAGGTCCACTTCAATTTGGTTTTCCTAGTTCGCCCCGCCAAGAAGTATTTCTTAAATACGTTTATGTCAATGGTTACGCTAATTCAACTATTGTTAGCGCGAACGCTTCTGACACAAGTTTGACAGTTGCCGATGCCACAGGAATTACCGCAGGATTAACCCTAAAGATTTATGACGGATTAAGTTCCGAGTTTGTAACAGTAGGTTCTACTTATACTTTTGGCTCAACAACAATTCCATTAGTTACGGCACTCACCTATTCACACAACGCAGGTGTTTCTATTTCAGCCCTTCCGCCAGCAATCAAAGAAGCCGCAATTCTTGTAACTACTTCTATGCTCAAAGTTCGCGGAGATAACTCAATGGTTATGGCTGTTGCTTCACGCGCTTCACAGGCTGTTGAAGGTTCACAAAAATTAGGAACAGAATTAAAAATTGCTATGGATTTACTTGCTCCTTACCGCAGGATTAGATAATGGCTCTCACAGGTCGCGCAGCCGTTCGTTCAACTCTCGCTACTTTTATCGGGCAACCAAATGTAGATGGTATCAACCAAATTTTCGTAGCGTTTCCTAAGCGTATTGATTTTCAAATAAATGCCCTGCCTTCTCAACTTACTCGCTCCGTTGCTGTAATACACATAGAGGCTGAAAGAGAAAATCGTTTGGCTATTGGCGGTGCTACAAATGGTTGGAAGCGCGTTGATTACACAATAGCAATTCAACTTTTTGCTCACTCATTACAGCGCAAATCAGAAGATGCCATGACAGATTTTGACACAGTAGTAGATAACCTTAAAGCCAAACTTCGCTCAGACCATCAATTTGGCGACCCATCAGGAACTCTTGTATGGCAAGGTGCAGAGCCAGTAATAAACGCAACTTTCGGTGAACCTATCTCTAATGACGGAACTTCAACCGAAATATGGGCGACATTAACTTTTGATGTCACTCAAATGATTCAAGCATAGGAGAAAAATGGCAACATATAAATACAACGGTGAAGATACCCGTGAGTTTCCAACAATCGGTTTAACAGTAAACGCAGGGGAAACATTTGAAGCCCCCGACAATTTTGATGTACCAAATGTAACCCCAACCAGCAAAAAAACAGCACCAACCATAACCACAGAGGAGAGTGAGTAAATGGCAGTTCAACCTTCCGTCAAATCCTATTTAGGATTAGCGTTAGAAACAACAAAGGGAACCGCAGTAAGCCCTACTGATTTCGTTCCTATTACACTTAACAGTTTCAAGCCAGTTGAAATGATCAATGAACTCCTTGATAAAGGTATTCGTGGTTCAATGGTTGAAGATTACAACTATGTTCAAGGTCGCCGTCATAGCGAAATTGATTTTGCTGGTCCTGCTTTTGCTGACACTATCGGTTATTGGATTGCTGGCATTATGGGTGATGTAACTACAACTGGTTCATCTGCGCCTTACACACACGCTATTGCTCTCAAGAACTCTGTGGGTGCTGCGGGAGATGCGCAACCAAAGGCTTTGACAATTACTGACTACTATTCAGCAGGCAATCGTCAATTTCCGGGATGCCAAGTTAATGATTTTGAATTAACTTTCAATGCTGACGGAATGCTTGAATATACCGCTAAGGTAACTGGGTATCCTTCTGCTACACAAACTGCTTCTGCTCCAACATTTTCAACTGTACTTCCTACTCAGGTTTGGGCAGGAACAGTAAGCGTTGGTGGAACATCAGTTTCTAATACCATTACTGGCTCAATCAAACTAACTCGCAAGGTTGAACCTATTTTCGGTATTGCGCAAACACAAGCACCTTATTCAGTATTTTTAGGCTCTTTGTCAGTGACAGGTAAAATCACCTTCGTTATGGAAGATGACACACAACTTACAAATTTCCTTTCAAATACACAGCCAGCACTTGTGTTCAACTGGTCAACTGGCTCAGGGTCAACTGCTACACAAATTTCTTTAACAGCCTCTAAAAGCGCATATACAACAGGTGTTGTCGTTCGTGATAAAGATTTTGTTGAAGTGACAGTTGATTTCAACTCATTAGGTAATACAACAAACGTAGGTGCGACTTCAGGTTATTCTCCTGTCAAATTCACTCTACAAAACGCAAAACCTTCAGGTACTTACCAGTAACCTGATAATATGTTGTGTGGGGATTAAATATGCGCCCGCCTTCCCGCTTCCCCACACAACCCTATAAACGAAGGCAACTATGGAAGGAACCATGATGAGCGAAAAAATAATTACACTCCCTAGCGGTAATACAGTTACATTAAAAGACCCTAAAGGGTTGAAAGTAAAAGATCGTAAAAAGATTTTTGAAGGAGCAGATGGTTTAGAAGGTATTCTGCAAACTATGGCTATTACAGATGGGATTATTTCCTGTTTGATTAAAGAGTGGTCTTTTGATCTTATTCCGCCATCAGTTCGCATTGAATCTCTTGGTGAATTGTCAATCGCAGATTATGACACTCTCGTTCAATCAGCAAACGAAGCACAAGAGGCTTTGTTTCCAACATTAAATAAAACCATAGAAAATGAAGAAAACCCAAAAGCGGATACCGCAAACTCCAACGCTTAAAAGATTTATTGGAAGGTGCGGATATAAATGAAAATTATGACTATCCCGAACAAGAATGGTTTTACTACGAGTGTGCTAAAAATTTTGGTTGGACTCCGCTAGAAACAGATGAGCAGCCGACTTATCTAGTATCATGGATGATTGCAATTCACAGAACAGTAGAGGAGATGGAAAGTGACAATCAAAACTAACATCCCAACAGTTCATCGTGAAATAATACAATTAGAGGAAAACATAGATAAAGGCGCACGCGCTGCTGTCAATGAAATAGCAGAAGCCTTAGAAAAACTTATTAAAAACGAAATCAAAGGTCAGCGTGGTTTCACGCTAGGACCACAAGGCGGAAAGATTTGGGATAAAGCGGAGGCAGGCAAACCCCCAATGAATCGCACAGGTAATCTGCGCCGATCTATCAAAAGCCGTAAAGTGCGACAAGGTTTCGGTGTTTATCGTGCGGAAATCGGACCCACCGCAGTTTATTCTCGCGCCGTTGAAATGGGTGGAGAATACGCACCGCGTTCATGGCGTGGCACAAGTGCTATGAAAGGTTTTCCTTATGTGTTGCCAGCATGGAAAAAATTCAAAGAGTCAGGTATGTTACAAGAAATCTTTTCTAAGAATGTGGTGAGGCTCTAATGGAACTAATGCCAGTAAGAATTGATCTAATTGTTCGCGCGCAAGAAGCAATCGCCGAACTTCAAAGAGTCAATGGCGAAATGGATAGAATTGCCGCAAAAAGTAAAGTTGCTAGTGCTGGCGTTGCTAGCATGGAAAAATCGTCTAAACTTGCTGGAACAGCACTTCTTGGTTTAACAGGTATATTTGCCGCAGTTAGTTACGAAAGTATCAAATCTGCGATGAATTTACAAGCATCGCAATCAAGGCTTCAAAGTGCGATTCAAAATACTGGTGTAAGTTTTGCTGCCGCAAAACCTGTTATTGACAAACACGCAGAGGCTATGGCTAAACTCGGTTTTACAACCGAAGACACTTATCAAGCATTAGGAACTATCACTACTGCTACTCGTAGCCCACAAATGGCTCTTGATTCTCTTGCTGCTACTGCCGATCTTGCGCGTTTCAAACATATTTCACTTGCCGAAGCAGGAATGTTGGTTGCTAGGTCTTCAACTGGTCAGGCTCGCGGTCTTAGAGATTTAGGTATTGCTATTGGCAAAACTATTCCTAAAGGTGCTGACCTAAAAACAATTCTTCAAGCCATTGAAACTAGAACGCATGGCATGGCAACAGCATTTGCACAAACAAGCGCAGGACAACTTCAAGTATTACAAGCAAGGTTCAAGTCTTTATCAGAAGAAATTGGAATTGGATTGCTTCCTGCTTTTAATAATATTCTTGCTTGGATTGCTGGTCCCGGAATAAATGCTCTTAAAAAATTGAGCAAATGGTTTTCGGATAATAAACCTGTTGTAATTGGTTTTGCTACCGCTTTAGCAACTATTTGGGTTGCTCCAAAAATTGATGCTATGCTTGCTGTAATAACAAAATTAGTTCTTGGTTGGGGTGGCGTAACAGCAGCAGCAGAAAAAGCAGCAACAGCCGAAGAAGTTGCAGCAGGGGCTGGAAAAACTGGACCATTAGTAACTGCTTTGCGTAGTCCTTACACCGCTATGGCTGCTATTGCGAGTACAGTTGCGTATAGTTTTTACAAAGCAGGAACAGATCAAGGACCACCACAACCACCAACAATAGGCGGTAAGGCTGGAGCAGCACAACAAGCGCAATATAAAAAAGAATTAGCCGCGTATAATGCTAAAAAAACTCAACTTTCACCTGAAGTTATAAATCAAATCTCTAATGTTGGTGGTTCGCAGGCTGGTATGCAAACAATAGGTAAAAGCCCTAGCCTTACTGGAGTAGGTTCTACAAATTTACCAACAGCATCAAAAGGTAAAAAAACCTCTATCGCTACTGCTAAAAAACAATTATCAGGCGGAACCAATCCTAATATCAATTTAACAGTTAAAAGCCTTCTTGACAGCAGGGTTATAGCATCTAATCAAGCGAAACACATGAAATACAGGGCGCCAATGGCAGGAGCAAAGTAATGTCATTAAATCCGTATCAATTTTCATTCACGCCAAGTGGTTCGGGCGCGAGCACATTTACTTTCGGCGCGGGAACACCTTATGTCGTTGAAATGATTGAAGGTTTATTAGATACCTCGCCTATTCGTAATCAAGACGAAAATCGCGGATACATAGATGGCTCTTGGAGTGGTAGAGATTTTTATGATGCCCGCACAGTAACCATGAATTTAATCATTGTTGGCGATAATTCTTATAGCGCACAGTATTACTACAAACAATTACAGTTAAATCTAGCCCCGCAAATTACTGGCTACTATCCTGACCCCTATGCCACAACACAAGCAAGCGGAGTTCTTGGTTTGTTTCAATTTCAAATTACCGCCGCAACTGGACAACAGCGTATGTGGGGTCGCGTTCGTTCTGTGAAAGCGCAGGTTGATCCTGATTTTTCTTATGGTTATATCGCTGCAACAGTTGAAATGTATTTTCCTGATCCTCGCTATTATGATGAAACAGCAACAGTTGTAACAGGCACAACTGTCAGCCTACCGAATACAGGTTGGGCTTCAAGTTCGCCAGCATTTATTATTGTTTCACCTTCTGCGAGTGGAACAGTAAGTGATGCTAGCGGAAACACTATGACTTTTGCTAATGTGGATACATCTTATGCGCTAATCGTTGATTTGCTTCAACGCACAATTACGCAAAACAACGCATCGGCTCGTAATACTTTGACAAGCGTAACTAACTGGTTGTACCTTCCAGCCAATTCAACTTCGTCATGGACAAGCACTCTAGGTAGCATGGCGGTTACTTATAGAAATGCTTATGTATGAGTGATTATCGTTACGTTACTACTCAACTTTATCAATCAGGTGGAACTCCCAATCCTATAATCGGTGAATATCCTTTCACTAATGTAAATTTCACCCAACAACTTTCTACTATTGGCAGTTTTACTGGCGATTTATTGTTGTCAGGTTTTGACTCCTCTCAATACAACATAGATGCTGGTTTGACTCCCGGCAAAGTTGCTCTTTATGTATTCAAAGGCAATAACCCTGTTTGGGGCGGAATCATTTGGCAACGCGAATGGGATTCAATCAACCAAATTCTAAAAATAACTGCTCAAGAAATGTTGTCATACTATGACCATAGACTTATTTATGGTTTCACTACATCAAGTAATTACACAACAAATGTTTTGGGTACTGGTTCGGCTGGATTGAACTATACAAATGTGGATGCGCTTTACATGATGAAAGATTTGATGACTGCCGCAAACGCTAAAACCTTACATGGCAATATCGGCGTTACTTATAGTTCATCAAACCCAACTACTGTTTATGGCGGAAGTTCTATCACTCGCTCTTTCTTTGACTTTGAACTTAAAAGTGTTTATCAAGCATGGAAAGATTTATCAGCGGGAAGCACATACTTTGATTTCACTATCAAGCCCCGCTTGAACGGCAGTAATCAAATCATCAATGAAATCATTGTAGGCTCTCCGCTGCTTGGAACTACTTATAGCGCGACAAGCACAACATCAACCAATCTTCATTTTCCGGGAAATGTCACTTCTTATACCTACACAGAAGATGGCGCAAATGTCGGCAACTACATGTACGGAATTGGCTATGGGGCTAATCAAAACAGGCTGATTAGTAAATACTACGATACCGATAAATTGATTACTGGCACATGGCCATTGTTAGAAAATACAGCGAACTTCGTGGACATTGTTAATAACTCGCTTCTAAATACTTTCGCTCAAGGTAAATTAGCGGCAACTTCTTATCCGCCTACTACTATTCAAATGGTTCTTCCTAGTTACGGCGACCCTGTTTACAATCCAAATGTTAGCGGATTTTATAGCATTGGCGATGGCGTAAAAGTAATTATTTCTGATGATCGTTTTCCCGGAGGCGCAAATGGCATTTTCCGTATCATAGGAATAAATGTTGAGCCCGGAGAAAATGGTCCTGACAGAATTACATTAACACTTAACCTACCTCTAGCAACTACACTTACGGCGGGATAATGGCATACATAAACTTACCCATAAGTCTTGATCAAATTGTTTCAGATATGCAAGACCAAATTGATCGTAATACTACAAGTTATAGTGGTCCACAAGTAACGGCTGATGCCGCACAGGGACTTGCTGCCGATGCTTCAACGCAAGCAACTGTGGCTCAAGCACAGGCTGTTATTGCTTTACAACAAGCCAATCTTGCTTATGCTGCTGGAGCGCAATCTATTCAAATTAGCGCGCAAACGATTGTCAATTCAAGCAATCAATTAACAGCCATGAATACAAATGGAATTACTGTTTATTCAGGCGCTTCATCCACAAGTGGCGCTCGCGTAGTTATGAATTCGGCTGGTATTGCAGGATTTAACACTTATGGCGTAACCACTTTTGCCATAGATGCAAGTAGCGGAGCAGTAAGCACAACAGGCGCGGTTTTTACAAGTTCAACAATTAGCGGTGGCTCTCTTAATATCAATGGTAATGCCATTATTGATTCAAGTGGATTTCTTACAGCACAAGGCGTAACTATTACTGGTTCGCTTTATTCTACAAATGGTTCTATTGGTGGCTGGAACATTGGTTCATCAAGCCTTTATACTGGTTCTAGTCCTTATTCTGCAACCACTTATCTCAATTCAAGCGGTGCCGCTGGTTTTGCAGGTACAATTACTTCAATTTCTCCATTAAACATTTCACACGCAAGCGGTTATTCATATATTACATCTTTGCAAATTGGCAGTTATATGCAAATTGTTGGCGGATATGGTGTAACAAGCAGTTGGAGTCCAAATTCAACCAATACTTACGATTTAGGTATTGGCGCAAACAGTTATCAATGGAACCATATTTATTTGCATAATAGTCCTGTTGTTAATTCAGATAGTCGCTTGAAAACTAATGTAAATACTTCAACTCTTGGACTTGATTTTATTAACTCATTGCGCCCGGTAAGTTACAAAATGATTTCAGGCGGCAATAAAATAGATGTGGATAATGAAGGCAATCCAATTATCATTGGCAAAGATGCTAACGGAAAAGATATATTTCAAGTAACATCTATTGCTGGCAAGCGTACTCATTGGGGTTTTCTTGCTCAAGAAGTAAAAGAAGCAGTTAATAAATCAGGCGTGGAAGATTTTGCTGGATGGGTTCTAGGCGATTTGTCTGATCCAGAATCTTATCAAGCACTTGCTTATGAACAATTTATTGCACCTTTAACTAAGGCAGTTCAAGAACTATCCGCAAGACTAGACCAGTTAGAAGGCAAATAATGGATAATCAAATACAAATAGATGACATATTAAAATTTTTGCGTGAGCAAATAGGGATACAAGCGCAAGAAATTGCAGTTCTTAAAGCCACGATTGATGCACTAACAAAACCAAAACCAACAACAACCGCCTCTCCTGTGCTGTCTAAAGAAAATGGACCGCGAGGAATCTAACTCGAAAGAGCGCAAATGAACTCAGATACAGCAACCATTGTATATTCCTACTTCTTCATAGCCGTCGCACTATTAGCGGGCATGGGTATGATTGCCAAGCACACTATTGGCAAGCACACAGAGGAACTTAAAGATAAGTTGAACCGCATTGAATATGCGCTATACAACGATGGGCAAACTGGTCTTATCAACAAGGTAGATGCGCTTATTGAGAATCAACAGATCATTAAAATTGATGTTGAGGTTATGAAGGCAAAATATGATGCGTAAAACCTTATTTTGGAAATGTGTATCTATTTTCAGGGTATGGTTTCAAACTTTTCTTACTATTGAAATTGCTTTACATATTAAAGATGTTGTAAATGGTCATTTTTTTTGGCAGGTTTGCGTAGGGGCTTTTGTTCCTGTTGTTATTCGTTGGGCTACCCCACAGGATGAATTTCCAGACGAAAAAGTAAAACCAGTAACAGGAAAAAGGTAAAAAATGAGTATATGGGAACCAAGTTACAAACCCCTAACAGTTGATAACCCTAATTACATTGAAACCGATGATGGAGAAGATTGCGATTGATGGATGCGCATAATCAAACAACTACTAATAATTATGTGGTACATTACCCACCGCACGAGCCGAGAGAAAAAGACCCCCATTACCGAGATTTTGATGCGTACCGCAAAGCCACTCAAGCCACAGCAGTCTGCGCTGTCGGAGGGCATCGTCAAGATTTCTCTGAATGCGATGGCGGATTAGAACTACATCATTCTCATATTGAATTTTCTTTACAAAATGGCGTAGATTTGAAATGGCTTGAAATAGATTATCCGGGCGTGTCTGACCCTGATTCAGTAGGCGCATGGGTTGAAACAGGTGCTAATCTTATGTGGCTATGTATGAAGCATCACAGAGGTGCGGGTACGGGAATACACCATGCTTCTTCTGCTGATTACGAAGCACAAAAATATGTAAAAACACTACTTTCAGGAAAGGTAAATAATGACAACAAAGTTTAGTTATCACGTGACCGCTAAGGAAAAAGCCTTAGCAGAACATTACATCTATGGAATTCTTGCGGCTGGATTAGCAGCGCATGAAATCGCTCCACATGAAGGAATCAAAGTGGTAGCACTCAAAGCAGTAGTTGGTGGTTTATTAGCACCAATTCTTGCTCGTATCAATCCTAAAAGCCTTGTCAATCAAATTGATGCGGCAACAGGAGCACCATCAACACTTACAGCGCCAATCGTCAATGCTGTTCTCGCTGATGCGAATAAACTTGTGACGGCTGAAACAACTAAATAACATAGTTCATCAAAACCCCAGCCAAAAAAATGGTTGGGGTTTTTTTTTATTGGAGGATAAATGGCAACAGCACATGATGTGGTTAATACAGCACAACAACAGATAGGTTTTGTTGAAGGCGCGAATAACAACAATCCGTATGGAGAATGGTATGGCGTACCTAATCAACCTTATTGTGCCATGTTTATTTCTTGGGTATTCGCTCAAAACAATTTATCTCATTTAGTTGCCGCACAAACTACAAAAGGTTTTGCCTATTGTCCTGTTGGTCTTTCTTGGTTTCAACGGAGTAACCGAATAGTTGATAAATACTCTGGTCAGGCTGGCGACATAGTTTTTTATTCTTTTGGGGGTAATGGGCAAGCCGACCATGTTGAAATTCTTGTAGCAGCAAGCCGAGATGGAATAACAACAGTAGGCGCAAACACTTCGCCCGATCATGCCGTAACTGCTTCTCAAGCAAATGGCAACGGAGTATATTTACGTCATCGCCCATATCTTTATGTTTTAGCGATTGTTCGCCCTGCGTATGAGCCACAACTTCAAACCACAACTTCTTTATCTACACGCAAACCAGTAGCGGTAGGAACTGCCGCAGTAACGGCTCTTGGGGCTGGCGGAGTAGCAGTTCATCAAAGTAATGCGCCTACTACGACGAAGCCCCTCACAGTATTTGTTGCGCCACCTTGGGCAGCAAGCGACTTTCCGTTGAAAGGAAAGACCCCTGAAGAACTAGCAGTTGAACAGGCTCTATTCAAGGCAGGATTGCTTCCTAAGGTCGCTATAAACTCTGCTTGGACACCTGTCCACGTAAATGCCGTGAAAACCTTCCAGAAGGGTCAAGGAAGCCCGATTACGGGCATTGTGGACAAGTCAACCTATACCGTTTTAATGAAGGAACTAGAATGATTCGTTTTCCCATAAACAACGCAAAGGCTATTGGGCTTTCAGCAGTAGCAGGATTAGCCACATGGAAAGCCAGTAATTTTTCTATTGACCCCATGCATTTAGTTGAAGTTCTTACGGCTTCAACTGCTGGTTTGGCTGTACCCCATAATCCCATGTCCAGCCCGATGAACGAAGCCGACTCGCACATAATCACGCCATACGTGAATAATGTTGAAGAAAAATGATAAGTTTCTTTCGTTGGTCAGATACCAACAGGGTATAGCAAACAAGGCTGCGAGTGATATCAAGCCTGAAAATTCCCCCACCAATACGGTGGGGGTTTTTTTTGTTATACTCGCTTTATGGGACTCAGCGAAACTTTAGAAAATTCATGGAAGCCAAAGGAAGGCTGTCCTGTTGCTCGCCTTCGTGCGACTATGCCAGAGGAAGACAAAAAAGCATTTGATAACGCATTAGCAAAACAAATGCCCGTATCTTTACTGATCAACGCTCTTAGAGCAGAAGGCTACAAAATCAGTAGAGATTCTTTATTCGCGCACATCAAGCAGAAATGTCTATGTAAATGGGATTAGAAAAACAACTAGAACAAGAAGAAGTTAATCAAGAAGTCAATGAGTTAAGGAAAGCGTTACAGAGGGCACAAAAACAATTACTTCAAGCCAAACAGCGCAACGAGGATTTAGTAACGGCAACTATTCAGGCTTGTTACGATGCCGTAATTGCATCAGATAAATTCGCGCCAATTAAAGATGTTGAGGCAGATAAACGCAAAGGAAAACCTGAAGTTGCGTTATGGCATTTGACCGATTGGCAAGGTGCTAAAAAAACCATTTCATACGATAGCGACATTATGCGTAAACGTGTTATGTCCTTTTGTGAAAAGGCTGTAAAGATTACAGAGATACAACGCGCTGATCACCCAGTAAGAGAATTAACTATCATGTTCGGCGGGGATATGGTTGAAGGTTTATTTAATTTTCCGGGTCAAGCATTTGAAATAGATGCGACACTCTTTGAACAGTATGTCAATGTGTCTAAACTGCTAGTTGATTGCGTTAGATATGCTTTAAGCAACTATGAAAAAGTAACAGTAGTTCCAGAGTGGGGCAATCATGGGCGTATTGGTAGTAAGCGTGACAATGTCCCGCGCTCGGATAACTTTGACCGCATGTGCTATGAACTCGCGCGACAACTATTGTCTGATGAAAAAAGATTAAATTGGCAGAAATGCCCAGAAGATATACAGAGGGTTGAAATTGGAAACTATAAAGCATTACTCATACACGGAGATGAAGTCGGGCGAAATGGTTTCGCATCTCCATCTGCTATCGTCCAACACGCAAATCGTTGGAGAAGCGGAGCATACGATTGGGATTTCCGCGATGTGTATATCGGTCACTATCACACGCACGCAGAATGGCCAATGGCGAATGGACAAGGTTCGGTGTATCAAACAGGAAGTACGGAATCGGATAACCGCTACGCAGGTGTTATGTTAGCAGCTTCCGCAACACCATCTCAACGACTTCATTTCATTGACCCAATCAAAGGTAGAGTTACTGCGGCATATAAAGTATGGTTAGACTAATGAGCGATTTAATTGATATTCAATGCGTTCGTTGCGCGAAATGGGTTGAAATAAACAAAAATGACAAACGAACACCATACTACTGTTGGGATTGTAAATAACATGCAAATAGACGACATACTTGCTAACGCTAGTGTTTTGATCAACGGCGAACGCCAAGAAAGTTATGGCGAAATAGAAAATAGTTGGCAACGCATTGGAATCATTTGGGGAGCCTTGCTTGATATTGAACCTATCGAGCCACACCTTGTTGGAATAATGTTGGCTGGAATGAAATTATCTAGAGTGGTTACTGACCCCACGCATGAAGATAATTTTATTGACGGAGCCGCATATATTGCTGGCGCGGGTGCTATTGCTACGGAAGCCTAATTCTTCCCACTCATCCATAGCATCATCAACTGTTCTTGTGTATTCGGTTATACACTCAAGCATCTTCGTCTTCATCTTCATCATCAACTGTGCCATGATAAATATCTGAAATATCAACGCCATTTTCTTTTAATTCAGCGAACGCACTACTTAACATTGTTACTGCTCGGTTAGCCATGTCATTCATAGCATCAGGATAAATGTGGTCTGTTTCAATACATACGTCTAATGAACCAAGAGTGATGGATACGCGGGCGAAGGTCATGGTCTAAGAATACACCCTCCGCAGGAGGGGCTAACAGGGCTGATTTTTAGGCGTGTCCCTAAAACCCAAGCAGGTCAGTGGGGCGCGCGGGTAGCGCGGGTACAGGGTCATGCTGTATACTTAAACCCTCGGCACGCGCGAGGGGTATATCCAAGGATAGCCTCGCAGAAGTGAAAAAGCGGGAAGTCAGGTTAGTAAAACTGGTGAAGCGGATAGGTCATTAAATCCCTAGGGAACCTAAAAGCGTGACAGAAAACTAATACTTACTAAATTACATAAGTCAGTTGGGTAGCAAGTGAACTCTCCGCTCAAACAATGTCAGCGTTGATAGTAACTCAGGTGTTATACGAACGACGCCCATTCCAGATATAGGAATCATGACTCTTATCCGCGATGACCTGTTAATTCAGCGAGCGCGTGACAGATAAGTTTCTAGCGCAACGGTCAAGTAACTAACCAAATAGCAAATTACTGGCGCAAATACTTTGATGAATCAATAACCAATAGGTGCTGTCGCTTAACTATTAAGGCGAAACACGCAACGCAGTTATGAGATGTGTTGCGTGTCTTACCGTATCGCGGTAACTGACGAGCCTCGTCAGCGACAATTCATGAAGGGTAAATCATGTCAAGTTCACAAGCAATCCTCGGCGCATTTGAATCAGCCGAAACAATCAAGATCAACTTAGATAAAGAGTTGGTTCAAGAAATGCTTAATTATGTAGTTGATAACGATGTTTCAATCAACGAAACGCAATGGAAAAAGATTTGTTCAGCGATTTACGAAAGTGATTTAGTCGCTGATTTCATGTCAGATGTTTTAACTATCGCAGAACAAACACTAGAAGGGGAAATCTAAATGTCACTAAACTGGGATATCACTAATTGTAACAACTGGGAAGAATTAAAGTCTGATAAAGAGTGGGGTATTACTAACACTTTGATTTGGGCAACCATGTCTGTTGATATGGGCGACATAACTGAAAGTAATTATGTCGAGTTCTATTCTCGTATCAAAGCACTTGAAGCAGTATTCGGCGCATTAGCAAATGGTCCTGATGGAGATTATTTCATCACGATTCAAGATGTTAAGAAGCGTATCGGTCTTGCGACCAATGTGTCAGATAAAACAACACATCAGTTCTTTAAGAAAATTGAAAAGCAAATTAAAGAACAACTAGCAAACGCATAGGACGAAACCGCCGAAAGGCGGTCTGACAGTAATCGCTGTCACTGATGAGTCCATCAGAAAACGAAGGGTAAATGAAATGGAAAACACAACAGAAAATACAGCAACAGAAGCAGGTCTAACACCTATTCAATTCGCCGAGCAATTTATCAAAGAACATAGCGCGAGTGAAATAGCAGAAGAACTTGTATCGTATTCTAAGTCAGTTGATAGTTTGAAACAACAACTTGAATACATGGAAAAACGCTGGCGTGCGGCAAACAGTAATCACAATCAATTAAAAGATGGGATTACCGACTTTATCAAAGAACACGTTAGTAATGATGATTCAGCCAGCGTTGATGAATTGAAAGAGTTGGCTGATGAATTAGAACTCGCGCTAACCAAAGAAGTAACAGTTCATTTCACAGTTACTTATGACCTAACTATTGAAGTTGGGCTAGACGAAGAAGTTGATGAAAGCGACTTCCGTGTTGAAATGAATTACAGCGGTGATGGCGAAGTAACCAATGAAGATGAAGACTGGTCAGACTTTGAAATTGAGGAGGCGTAATGATCACTTGTGATAACTGCTCAACCGAAATTGATTTAACTAAATGCGAAACAACTACTAGGTCATACTGGGATCTCGACGAATTAGAGCGCCGAGGTTTTGAAGATATCAGGCTATGGGCTATCTGCCCAAATCTTGAATGTGGTCAAGGTAATCCTGTCAGCAGGGAAGAACATGAACCACACAAATACGAATGCTCAACTATTCCCGGTTACTTTGACTGCGT